TTCAGAATTTCAATGACACCAGCCCCATCCGCTGAGTCTGCCTGTTGATATATTGCTGCAACAAGATTGTTGCCGAATGACAGTAAGCGCCCTAAGTCATCATCATAATTGTTGCGGTTTGTAACAGTGCCATTGAGGTAGCTATGAGAGCCAAAGGTATCAGGCCACCCTGTTGCCGATGCATCACTCCATGATGCACCGTCTGCGCTACTGCTTACCTTGTACACATGGTCAGGAGTGGCGTCATCTTGGTGGTATAGCGCGAACAGAGAACTTTTATGCACCACCATGTCCATACCGCGAGGAGGGCCGAAAGAGGTGATACTATTAGTGAATATAGTTCCCCCAGCTGTCCAGTTGTCACTTGTCGCACCAAACTTACGGCATACAAGAAGGTCTTGACCAGCACTTTGGTCTTCTTCAAACATGCCCCATAAGTCACCCTTGAAATTGACAGCTTTTTTGAAGTGGTCTGCTACGCTCGCGTGTGTCTGTGTCTCCTGTAGCTTTCCCAACGCTATCGGCCCTAGTGCAGTCCAGCAGGTTGAATCAAGCATGCCCCCCACACCCCGACCTGAATCCCTCTTGGCTCTTGCCCATCCTATGCCAAGTGGAAACGCAGGATGCACGTAACGCCCAACGCTAGTATCGTCAATTCTTACCTGTATACCCCTTGTTCTAAAGGGGGATGCCAGACGAGTCACATAGGTTTGAGCCACGCGGTCAACCACGTAATAGGCTGAGTTAAGCTCAATGATACTCGGCATTTATCTCTCCAGATACAGGAATCGTGCTGCTACGGATGTGCCAGTATGTTTTTCTGGCGTCACTCTCCACCCTGTCGGCATATCTGCACCAGGGAAGCTGTGGCCAACACTCTCTCGTAACTCTAGTGAACGGCGTTCCCACCGTTCAGATTCCTGAAGATACTCAAGTCTGTTCTCACGCTCTGTGTTGGCAACTACTCGGAACATGTGCATAGCAGCCTCTGCAACAATCAATTCGGCTTCTGTCTCATCGACTTCTGTGGTGCCAGCGTCAGTAGTCGGAACGGTAATTCTGTTAATGCCTTCTAATCGTAAGACCCGACCTGACCTACCACCGCCGACTCTAATAGGAGCATATGGGCCTTCTGGCCTCTCCTCGTAGGCTTGCTGTAGCACCCTGAGAACATTGTCAGGATACATGGTTGTAGGCATTGCGTACTCGGCAATGGGGTCAACCCACGCCATCACAGCATCAACCCGCGCGAAGGCCGTCCCTGAAGCTGCCACCTCAATTGATACGGTCATTGTCTGGGCAGTGGTTGTCGATGCTGGTATTGTCACATCTATTTTTTGTATGCTTGGCCCCTCCCAGTCTCCACCACCCTGATGGTAAGGGCCATTGGTGTAGGTGCTACCGTTATCGAAGGTCACTCTCATCCTGGCAATGTCTGCGGTGAGCGCCCACAGCCACCCTCGGATGGATAACGTCTTCCCAGCGGCATCTCCTATATCTACTGATGGCAGAATATTCTGTGAAAGGCCCTCTGTGGCCCCAGTAGGATCTATGCGGGCCGACTGCGTTCCATGCACTCGTGTGCTTGCATCCACGGCCAAGGTCGGCGTTCCAACACTAGACCAATTGGTGAAGGCCACTGGCCCAGTCGTGTTGGTTTCAAAACTAAAGTTAGCGAGAAGGTTATCTACCACTAGGCTTTCATCTATCAGGGGTAGATACAGACCCCTTGGCGCACGGCCCAATCGCGATGGTTTGGGCCACACTGTACGCATGGCCTCCTCTAGTCCATAGTGCATGATATTAGGATCAAATGGCAGAACATCAAAAGTGTTGCCATTCGCATTAGAACCTGAGAAAGCCGTGCTCACTGTTGCCGTGCTTGTAGATACCGACGCAATACGGCGGGACTCACCGGCATTATTACCTGCTGTCATTAAGACCCAGCGGTCAATTAAGCGGCCTGTATCCCACCTTTGCAGGTTAGTATCAACGACTGTATTATTAGCCGAACCTGTATTGGTGCCGCCATAGTAAAACCCAGTGGCCGCCGCTAGAAGAGCACGAAGCCTGCTACGAGTAGTTGTTGCCATCTGTTATAGACTCCTCTGTTATAGACTCCTCGGCGAGTTCCGGAGATAAGTGTCCGTTCAGAAGTTGCTCTAGGGCAATACGTGCCCCCTGTATGCGGTGAACATTGGCAATGGCCACCAGCTCCTGTTGCTTGTAATCCTCCAGTTGCTTCTCGATAGTCTGCGTGGAATCAGAATCCATTAGGTTACCGTCTCAGTAGCTACGTCTTCTAAGGCACTATCAGCCTGTTTCTTCTGATAACTCCTCACCATGCCGTCCAAGTGACGCTTTAAGAACGCAGCCTTCAGGGTTGCAAGGTTGCGACTGTCCGTCTCGCCTGGTGGTAAAGGCATGTGATCCTTCAGCGCATTTGTGACTAATGTTACTTTCTCGCTAGATGATAAGGCCATCTTATACCTCCTTCAATGCACGGACTTCTGTCCGCAATTCTTGTATCGCTTCCACTAATTTGCAAGTAAGGCTTCTAACCTTTCGATCTTCTCATTCAATGCCTGCACAGCTAACACAGTGTACCCAAGAGTGTTCACTGGATTGACTATTGTCCCCTTGTAGTGCATTGCCCAAGGTGCATCGTCGGCCATTAACCCAACGTATTCTGTCTTGGAGTCTCCTGTACCCTTCTTTGTCTTGTAACGGAAGTGGTATGCCTTGCTATCCAGCATTGCCTGTAACGCTTGGCCTGAGTCAGCCTCCCTGCCAATATCCTTATGCTCTCGCAGGGAACTGGCAGCAGTCCAGTCACAGGCTGTGTCATCGCCACCAGACGTTAGCTGTTGTCCGTCATCGCCGTGGTCAGCAGCCAACGAGATAGCCCCGTCAAACCTGGCTGCACCAGCATCCACATGGAGGGCATAGGCATCAGTGATGGTCACGCTACTACCAGCACTCGGTGGCCCTGCAATGCGGAAGGTAGTGGCCTGGTCTACGGTCACAGCCCCACCCGTTTGGTAGATATTTGTTGCCTCAATGTTCACTGTTCTCTGGGAGGTAGTCACCTGCGTTGTTCCTGCCAGCGTCACGTTGTATGACTTGAACTCTACTAGTTGGTGTACGGCACCTGCATCGTCAGCCAGGGTCACGTGGGGCGAATCTATGCCGAATGTGTAGAGACCTACTGTGGTGTTGCGGGAGTCTATTGCAAAGAGGGTCGTGGTGCCGTCAGAGACGGATAGTGCGTCACCAGCGTTGGCGGCCAACGTGAAAGTTAGTCCTGCCGTGGGTGCAAGGGTTAATGCGCCCGTACTAGTGCTGATAGTCTGTGCACCCGTAAACTCTAGGTCATTGTCTATTACCACTTTCCCTGTAAATGTAGCTGACAGGTCATCGCTAATCGTGAGGGCAGTTGCGAGTGCGTTTACAGAACTCCCAGAACTTCCTGCATTAGCAGTCTGGAAGATAATATCTCCCCCTGCGCCACTACCCTTACCCTGTCCACCTTGTATGGTTAAAGCCCCACCAGCTATGTTGTTCGTGGTTCCTGCGGTGGTATCACCTGCCGAGATAGCTAAAGTATACCCTGCCGTATCATGAGCAGAGGCCGTTACAGCAATTGTTGTTGCGTCTGATAGGTGAATATCCCCCTCAAGGAAGAGGTCTTGCCACGCGGCAGTACCCGATCCTATATCATAGGTATCGTCCGCAGTTGGAAGCAGGTTCCCGTGTACCTCTAATGTGCCGTCGGCCCCGTTGAGTTTAAGCAAGCCAATGGAGTTGCCTCCATCTGATACGGCAAACATGATGTCTCCATCATTGGTGATGTTTGACATAATCAGTGAATTAGCCGCTACCCCAGGATGGTCTGACGAACCCTCGATAACACTTGAAAGCTCTGCGTCGGCAGCCAAGGTGGTACTGCGATGGAGTAATACTATGTCATCATCAGAACCAAGCGTTAGTAATTCGTCATCGCCTTTGTCGATAGACACCTTACGGATGATAGGGCCACTAAATAATACCATGATAGCCTCCTTATCCGCTCACATCGGTAAAATATTCTATGTCTAGTGTAGCACTTGTAGACACGGCAATAGTCTTAAAGCGATCTATTTCATCGCGGGAATTGAGCCTGATGACATCACCTGCACTGGCCTCAAAGCCAAGTGTCGCCGTAGGGTTAGTGCCATCGCGGGTGAATGTAACTGGCGCAGTACGCACAAAAAGCTCTGCAACTGTCGCACCAGTAGCAATTGCGGGGGGAGTGAGAGTAACTACGGCACCCGATGTTACCGATAGCCCAAACTGAGCACCATCTACTCTACTTCTACTATGAACACCCATCTTTGTCCTCCGTTTCTCGCTCTAGGAGGAGAGCGGTTTTATTTTTTACTTCTCTTACGCGGTGGTTTGAGGCCACCCCACTTCAGGTTAGAATATAAGGCTTGTTCCCTGATCCTCATGCGTAGCTCCTTACGAGCTTCGTCGAGTTGGCGACGGTACTCATAATCGAGTTCTGCCTTCTCTATCAAATCATGAAACTTTTCCTTTGGTACTCCTTGTTTTTCTAGTGTTGCCTGCACGAGTTCGTCTAACTCGGCGTCGCTGAGTTGCTTGTTTAGCGGGAGTATCACGCTCGGCTTGTCCCTCGTTCCCTCCTGTTGTAGAAACAGGGCTTGGCGTGTCGGACGCCTCGCTATGTATAGTCGTGCCATCTGCCACCTTCTCTCCTCTGCCCGCTGTATTTTGTATCAGGGGGCGCAAGAACCTGAAGTTTGTCTCTCTGAGATTGTCATTGAAGAACCTGCCCATTAGATTACTCCTGTTCTTCTTCATCCTCTGAGGTTTCTTCGGTTTCTTCTACTTCTTCTTCAGCAGTTTCATCCACTTCTTCTTCGGTTCGTTCTCGCTCTGTTTCAGATACCATTATTCTCCTTTGCTCCCAGCAACTGCGAGACCATTGCTTTAAGCTCCTCTACCTGAGACGCTAAGGCTACCACCTCATCGGCAGGATCATTCCTCGCCCCACTACGGTATTGCTTCCTAGCTCGTGTCTCCCATTGCCGTGCCACACGTTCTTTTTCTTCAATGCACTTGTCTACCTCGGCTTGGGCATCATGCCACTTGTCACATCCCCTGCAATGCAATTGCAGCACTGTAGGCGGGGCAAGCAACCACCCCTTGTCGAGATTGCTGTCTCGTGTTCCCTGAGATACCACAGCCCCCCTATCATCTTTCTGTACCCATTCACGGATGGCAGGGATAGCGTATATTTCATCGCCTGAAGGCGTGTAGTACCTCTGTTTCTGTGGCCCACCCCAGACGCCAGTCAGGGCTGTGCCTTGGCTGTCTAACTGGCGTCTGTTTGCATTTGTGATGGGCATAATGTCTCTTAGGCGAGGTCTATCTTCGCAAACTCCATCTCATTATCAGTTGCATCTTCCTCAGTCAGCAAGAACCCAAGGTTCTGGCGATAACCAGCCAACACCGCAGTAGCATCGGGTGCGCCGTCTATGTATCCCTGTCCAGCATGGTTGAGAGACTGAACGATATTCTTCTCGTCCAACTCAAGTCCCGCTGCCGCGGGCGCATCGACCTTGAATGCCCCAAGTCCCTTCACCAGCCCCCAGAAGTAGTAACTGGCGGTGATAGTGCCCTGTGTTAGTGCAACAGCAAGTTGCTGTCCGTCAACGGGACAGATGACCAATGCGCTGTAAGGATTCACGAACAGGTCAACGTCAGTATCGCTTGTGCTCCATGCAGTCTTCAGTCCATCACCCTCGTAAAGAGTGACGGTGATTGTGCCACCTGATGTCGCCGTGTTGCTCTTGATGCGGTGTATCTCTCCTGCGCCTGTCCCTGCGGAGACTACAAGGTACCCGTCCTTGAAATCATCCGCAGCAATACTACCCGCTGTCACAGTCAGCGCCTCTGTGCCCACCGCGTGTGCGACGGTGACTGTCGACTCATGAGTAGGCGTGGTAATAGTTGTGCAAAACAACCCTGCTGCGATCCCCGTGCCTGACGCCTTGCAATACCGATAGACGTTACCGTCAGGTGTAACGCCAAGGGTTCCGAGAGCAAGATTACCAGTAGCAGTAGCACTTGTGTCGTGCTGCTCCCCGAAGCCCAGTTCAACATAACTTGGAAAAGCCATAATTTTTCTCCTTCTACTCCATTAGTCCAATTAGGCTGGAGCAGTTGCGTCATTAAATAATTCTACAATCCACCCTGCCAGATACTCACCAACGGCATACTCGCCGACGATGTTAAGCTCAGTGGCTCTCAAGGACTCGTCGTCCTGTGGTCTCACATCCCATTCCTTGGCTGTCGCCAAAACCAATCCTCCACCTCTGCCTGCCGCAAACACGCCGCCTTTGGCATCTGGTGATGAGTCAATGGAGATGTTGCCTGATTCGTAGACATTCATCCCGAAGATACGACCAACAGTGTAGTTCCGTAGAGCTTCGTCCCCCACAGCGGAGGGGATACCAGCGGAAGCAGCGGCAGGGGCTGTGGGAGTGAATACATCCACCATGTCCAGAAGGACGAAGGGGTGATGTACCACCACGTAAGGCTTCGGTGCTGGCCCGCCATTGGCAAGCGAAACACCAGAAAGCGTTGCCCACGCTGCTGCAAGATGACCAAGGGTTAGAGCGGTGCCCGTACCAGCCAAACTGGTTGTAGCATCGTCTAATTGACCTGCAAGGTCTCCCTCTCTCTTTGCAACCATTGCGTCACCAAGGATGCGACCCGCAGCGCGGATAACATCTTCTTGGTTGTCTCGTGCCATTTTGTATGTCAGGACTATCTGTGCTCCAACCTCAGCAGGGGTAAGTTGCACATTAGTGTCCGTCATGGCCTGCGGGCTTACCATGTCAACGCCCTCACTTAGAGCATTGGCTGTCACCGTACCGAAGTACGGCAAATTAACGGTTGAACCGTCATGTAGGTCTTTGGTAATTCTCCAGCAAAGTTTGCTGAGAACTTCTTTGTATTGTTCAGTGAACCTTGCTTCCTCGATAACTGTAGGTATCGTATCCGCAAGCACACTCGTAGTTGTGATTGGCATTTATCTGCTCCTTAAAACAGGCCAGGTTTATACTCCCCTAGCCTGACGCATTTCATGATACTGCTTACTTATCTTTTGATCATAAGGGTTCTCTATGTAGGCATCACGCACCTTTTCCCAGGTAGCATTGACGCCCGAAGGTGTACCCCCGCCAGCCCCAGTAGTCAGTGCGCCGTTTTCCACGTTGTACTGTCTTCGCAGTTCATCAGCCTTTTTCTTTTCTTCCGCAAGGGCTTCATTATTCACCCTGTCTTTTTCAGCAACTATGAACTTGTTTACCTCAAGGGTAATTGCAACGTAATCCTCGATAGTGGCGGCTTCACCCCATGCCTTGATAGCTTCTTGAGTTTTAGGGTGTGAAGCATCAATTCCAGCACCAAGAAGCGCATCACTAACATCCTGTGCCATACGGTCAGAAGTCTGTCGGAGTGACGCTTCAGAACTTGCCGCTTTTTCCTGAGCACTAATCTGGTTGAGCTTCTCACGCCGTGTTTCTTCATCGACATCAGCAAGCTCCCACCGCTGGCGCTCCTGTTCCCAACGCTGAGTCCTAACCTCGGCCCTCACCTCGCTTATAGCAGCCATGACATCAGGGCCACTCATGCGAACTTGTTGCACTCCCTGTAAGGACTTATAGCGCTGTTCCCACTGGGCATTTTCTGCCTTTAGGCGCTCTACCTCCGTACTCTGGTCATCAGTGGAAGCATTGGCCTGCACTTCTCCCTCAGCAACAGTCTCTACGACTGCTTCTTGGGACTGTGTAGCCTCAGCCTCAGCCTGTTGAACATTATCCGTAGTCATTGCATCTCCTTCCTGTTAAGCCGTAAAGCAAAAGGGCATACAGCCCCTTGGCCTTTATGGTCTTATGGATACCTTGTACTGTGTAATGACGCTGTACATATAGCATTTCATAAAATGTTTGTCAAACAATGTCACGCAATTAACGCACACCTGTCATCTCTGGTGCAGGCGTAGCCGCTTGTGTGGTACGTGGTCGTTGAGCAGTAGCTGTTGGGCTAGTCTCCAATAACTCTATTAACCTGTCTACAGCATTACGAGGCAACCTACGCCCTACATCTCGTGCCTTTTTCAGAGCTTCTTTGCGCTGATCTATGCCCCTAACCATATCTGGGTTTATACCATTCTCCTGAATAATAGACGCCACTTCTCTTACGGCCACCATTGTCCGAAGGCTTGATACCTGACCAGCGATGAATAACGCGGCATCGGCTTGCGGGTTTCTAATCCTATACCTTGTCCGTGATTGTTGCCCAGGCGCTAGCTCTAGTGCATCTGTGGGAATTGCATTATAAGTGTCTACCGCGTCCTGAAGCTGGTCGAGCACTACCGACGGTACTCCTGGGATGTTATAGACAGACACACCTGAAAAAGCGGCTAGGCCAAGCACCGTAGCCACGCCAGGACTCGCTCCCTCATGTATCTCTGCTATATCCTGCAAAAACAACGGATACCAGCTTGTTGCGAACTCACCAAGGGTTAAGTCATCGCCAAAGTAGGTTTCACCCCGCTTGACGCTAAGTGTTTGGCTGAGTGCTGGATGGAACTTTGACTCCACAAACCGCATAAGTGTATCCAAGTCTCTTGCTGGCACAAGTTGGCGCGTTGTAGTTGTCTTGCGTTCCCCGCTTGCAATCCTTGAGATAAGAACTGCGAGTTGTTGTTGCCCCGCCCAAGGGTCTATCCGCACTGTGCCGACTTGCGCTTTACCAAAGTCAGCAGAGCGAGAATCCCACTCTACCTTTGCAACCCCCGCAGCAGACGCCAGCCCCAGCATACCCAACACGCCTGCGTAGTATCCGTAAACATCCCTTGCAAGCATACGAGCGAGGTGTCGCCCTTCTGGTGTTCCTACTCCTACTCCTATTTCTGGCGATTTATTCTGTAGCCAGAATATCCTCAACGGAGCCTGCATCCTGGCCCAGTTAAGTCTGGCAGAAAAGAATATGCCGTTCAACAATGGCGCAATAGCCTGCACCCCGCTTGGGAGAGTTGCGCGCCCAGACAAGATGTTAATGTTGGTCGCCAATTCATCAAACGCCGCCGTACGCGCCCCCATGCGCGTCAGTTCCGCTGCATGTGAGGCATATACATCCATGCGGAGCTTATTGAGATAGCCAGAATACAGCCTTTCAGAGATACGAATAGCCTTACCTATGCCCCAGATTTTCTCCGCGATTCCCACTCCCATAAACGGTTCCTCCGCGCCCGCCATGCCCCCTCCTATACTCGGAAATGTGAAGTCGAGTCCATGAGCACGAGCATGGTTAAAATACGTGTTGCCCCTCACCTCATCTTCCAGTGCTTGAGCACCAGAGGCTTTAATAACTTTCCAGTGAGATCTCCATGCTCTCCACGCTATTTTACCTTCGGGCAGTAGCATGGCACCCTGTCGTAGCACTGCACTATCGTCAAACGATGCCATGAGTGCGCGAGGAAGATTCCACAACTTCATCAGTTCTTCTATGACTTTTGCTGAACGAGGACGTAAATCTCGTAGCGCCACCACCATATCAGGCCCGAAGATTTCCTCCATCCATCGCAATTCACCATCCGTAGGCAACATACCCTCAGTTGCGAAACGAGTTAGAGCTTCATCAATATTAGCTGCTGTCATCCGTAGCTCTGGCCCTAGCTTGTCGTATATGGACTGACGTAGCACATCGGCTTCTTCTTTTGTTAGCCGTTCACTAACAACAAGCTCAGGAACTTTTATCTTACTACCCTTTTGCGCCCCTCTGATTGCTCGCAGATACTCTGCTGACTCACCCCTAGCCTCAGCCGCCCGATATTGTTCCTCTGCCGTTCCCCCCACCCTTGACCTCTCTCGCGCTCGCAGTGCTGCTATCTCTCTACTGGTCTTTCTCATAGTGGCACCACGAATGATAGCAACTAGTCGATTTCGTGCATTATTCCAGTCTTCTGGCGGTGTCAGGGTGCCGTCAGGATCTATCTTGGGTGGTGGCTTCGGCGGCGCATCTACCCTAGTTCTTTCTGCCGTCAGTGACCTAAGTGAGCGCGCTGCTCGGTCTAGCCTTAGCGTTGTTCTTTGTATTGCCCCACTCTCGCCTCTTTTTTCTGCTGTCCTAAAAGCCCTTGTAGCGTTTTTTAACTCTTTCTCTGCGGCCTGCATCTCTGTCCGAGGAAGTGGCTCAAATCCCTGCCTGATATTCTCTTTTGCCGCCTTTGCTTCATCGAGGGTTTTCGCAAAGACCCTAACCTGCCTGCCCATAGTGTCTCGTCCAGATATAAGAAAACCCCCGCCCTCACGTTCAGTGGAGCGAATGGATAGTCGCACGGCTGCTATTCTAGGACGCCTCTTGAGTTCTGCTTCATAAATACGCTTGCGTCTTGCAAATGCGCGCTTACCTGTTTTTGGCTCTTCCCGCGCTATTCGTTTTTTTAGCTCTGCATTGGATATTTCCCTTAGCGGTTTTGTTTGCCCTGGCAATATTGTGTTTGGGGTTATGCCAGAGCCAGGAAGTAACTCCTCGGCCCCCCTAGCGGCAGGAATAGCTTCTCTTACCGCTGGGGCTGCGAAACCTCTTGCCCCCGCTAGTCCTCTTATGGCCCCCACAGCACCAATCCCCCCTGCCAAGCCCCCAACAATGCCTGCACCTATCTGTACTGGAGCAGGGGCATCCTCGGTGAGCTTCTCTGCTCCCAGTATTCCTGCTTCTGCACCACCAACTAGACCTGCCTCTGCTGCAAATCTAACTGGAAATGGTGCCCGTACCACAGGAGCAATAGCACTTGCCGCAATCCCCCTTGCCACCCCCAAAGCTCCAGTGCCACCACGCAACGCTACTGAAATAGCAGGGCCGTACCCTGCGGTAAGAGCCAGTAGAGCCAACTGTGTGGGGGATGTGAGTTCACGCCCTATAGTTCCCACTGGCTGTAGCCACTCAGGAAGTTTTTCAACCATTTCAGGGGTTACTAAAGGTTGCGTAAGGGTTTTTATAAAACTAGTATCTTCCGTTCCTGTCTTTAGTGCAGTTCCTGCTTGCGCCTCGCGTATCGCCCTTCCTCGCTCCAATAGAGCCTGCAAGCGTTTTGAACCCTGAGTCCTTTCAGGAACCAGATTTCTGTTTGTCATCGAAACGCCGTCCTTCTTACTGGACTAGCCTTGAACTTTCGTTGCTGTGCTTCATTCCACAATCGCGCACCCTTTTCCTGAAACACGCCGCGGGCGCTTCTGCCTTGATGCGCAGGGAAGAACGGTGTGCCACCAAAAGCACCTTCTTGTCCTCCATATCCTAACGATGCCTGAAGCGCATTAGGAGTTGCCCCTATAACGGCTGGGTCACGGTATGCACTCATCGTCCCTAACTGTCTGATTTGCTGTGTTGCAACGTCAGGTGCTCCCACGCCTCTTTTCCCTGCTTCTTCTTGTTGATACAGTAGCTGTTGCAAGCGGTTCTCTTGCTCCATTGTTCTTACACCAGTAGTACGAGCCGCCTGTGGATCATATGGCCCCACAACCTGACCGCTGGGCAAGGTTGTTCTTGGCCCACCTGCTATTAGGCGTTGCGTTAGTTGTTGTCCTTCAGGCAGTTGAGAATATAGATAATTAAGTGCGGCACCTGCCTGAGTACGGTATTTTTCAGGATTCCTAAGATAATCTGCGAAACTGCCTGTCTGTATGTCGGCAATGTCCATTCCCACGGCTTCGATTTGCTGTTCAAACGGCATTGCGTCCCACTGTTCAGAAGTGAGGCCAAACTTGTTTAGTAATTGCGCCAGTACGTTGGTCGATTGTGTGGCTGATTCCTGATTGATTGCCCCATTACGCCCACCAAGGTACTCAATGCCAGGGACATCATCTCGTCCGTAACGAAATTCCAGAGTCCTAGCTTCGCTAGGGACGTCGCCTGGCCTAACAACAGGTTGTTGTACCCTGCCAGCCGCACCCGATGCTAGTTCAGTAGGTGACATAAGTTCCCTTGGTATTTGCCTGCCAGCAACACCTGACGCTATTTCAGGCTCAGAAAAGCCAGCTTGCCGTAGTTGACTAGCCAATTGGTTTCGCTGTTGTGTTGCAGCCGTCACTGGGGCTGGCGGTTGAGTCCCTATATCCCCTTCAGTCCCAACTGCTCCGAGCGGAGTTACACCGAGTTCAGCAGCCAATCCGTTTGGCCGTGGTGTTACAGGTGATACTGGTGCTGGTTCTTGTGTCTGGCCTCCATAGTTAGTCACAAGACTCCCGAAGGCATCCTGTGGCAACTCTTGCCCTGTGTCACTCAGCAAAGCGGACATCATCTCACTGAGATGCTGGGGGTTTTGCATTATGGGAGCCGCTAACTGGAAGGCTCTTTCTGGAGTCATGCGTTCCGCATTAAGCTGGTCTCTAATGCTGTCCAGTGCTAGAATACGGTCTATCACACCTGGGTCAATCGTGCCACCTGTCCGAAACGCTTCGGCTAATATATCGTCAAATTGCTCATCAAGTGACCGTCTAGGCTTTAGGTCTACTACGAACCTGTTTGTTGCTGAGTCATAAAACTTCTCGTAGTCAGGGCCAAGTTCTCTCAGTCGTGCATCAGCTTCGCTTGATGTGAAGCCTGCAAATGGTGCCTCTTCCTTCGGTGTCACCATCCACATGTCTAAGTTAGGGATATAAGACTTCTCGTGGCCTGGGCCGAGTTCCGCAACTCTTGCATCGGCTTCACTTTCCGTGAAGCCTGCAAATTTCCCCTCCTGCCCTTCTATACCAAAATCAGAGTAATAGCGAGACACAGCCGCACCGTCTATTTCCATTAACCCTGTTTGAAGGTTCTCCTTCATCGGAGGCCAATCCTCATCAGGGGGAAACGGTGCCTTGGGACGCGGAAGGTTGCTTATTGCAGCCCCATCTCCGTTAATGCCTCGCGCCCCCGCAGCGGTGGCAACCAAGTCATCTACATCCATGGTCTCAGATCCATCTGAGCTTATTACATTAAAGCCGTCGTCAGTAAACTCAACTGTTGTATCTCCGTCAGCCTCTAATGTTTGTATGGCACTTGCAACATTATCCCATTGCTCAAAGAATGCGTCTGCGGGATGACCCGTTCGCTTCACCAACTGTCGTTCTGTCACATCGCTGGCTAACACCCTGCCTTCTGTATTAGTGAAGGTATACATCCCTGTGTCTGGATTCGGGCCTGTCCACGTACCCCCTTCCCCTTTTTGCTCATGCCAATCAAAGGCAGCTTGTGCTAAGTCTGACCGCTCGATAGCTTCAGGCGGAGGCGCAAAGTATCTTGGGTCAGTTTTTGGGCTTGCAGATATTTTGGACGCTAAAGCCATCAATGCCTTTGGGTCAGATACTGTCGTTTGTGTACCGTCCAGAAATTCTACCGTATACGGCCCATCTTGCCCTTTGGCTGTTACGCCGCCTTCCCACGCAGATACTTCCATGCCGAGGCCGATGATATACAGAGCAGCCGAACGTGCGTTAGGAAATGTCCTACCGTTTGCCATGTTCCCACCTCCGTCTGAAGGATGCCTTGTCCTTGCGGAACTCGGATAGTGCGAACTCCTTCTCGCTGACTACACGGTTACGCCATGACTGGTCTCTCTGTGCCTGCGAGGTCGCAACCTGCATACCGTAAGGCACTGTCTTGGATTTAGAAGCGTCCTTAAAAGCCTCGTACAGTTCCGTACCAAGCTCCTCGGCTATTCGAGAGAACATATTGCGGTTATCTGCCATACTGACCCCCTTCTGGTATGCCCTCAGGTGCAGGTCTTGCACCGTTAGTAGCAGGGGCACCGCCCACCAAGGGAGCACCGCCCGTGACGGGAGCACCGCCCCCTCCAGCGGCTTCCATAGCAGCCTTTGCCCTCTCTATCGTAGCCAAATCAAATGCAGCCTGTCTCTTGTCCGCAAGTTCCTGCATACCTTCCTCACGGAGTGCGTCTATCTTCAGTTGCTCGATAATCTCAGGGTCTCTCCTCGCAATGCTCCTGATAGCATCCTTGCGTGTTCCCGCAGGGTCTTCGATCCGCGCCACACGGTACACGTACTCATCACCGACAAGGCCAGTCTGCCACAGGGTAAGAGCCTGATTAACCGCCTGTTGCTGTGCAACTGGGTCAACCTGATGGAATCGTGCCTGTATATGGAACTTCCCTGCTATATCCTTGTCATCCAGCGAGTCCTCGCCTATGACGATACGGCTGTAGTTCTCGGTAAACTGCTCCCCTATCTGCGCCTTGAGCTTCAGGACATTGGAGCCGCCTATAGTATGAAGATGCTCCAGCTTTGTAATGTTAGCCTTGAATGTGCGGTTTGCGGACTCCGAAAGGATAATCATGCCCGTAGCAGTATCCACGCCCGCCTGACGGAACCCCGCCACCATAGACGAGAAACTGGTACGCTCTATTGTCTCCTGAAGGTTGGAAAGATGCTGGAATGAAGCCCCAGGCAACTGCGGTGTCTGTTCAACCCACCAGTCATCAGGGTTGCCCGCCAGTATTCCTGTCGCAAGCTGTCCTACAGCCTCCGCAGGGCTTTGCGTAGTACCCATCCTTGCCCACGCAGCCCTCTGAAGTATCGCATGGTGGCTCACAAGAGCCTGATTCAGCATCCTGAGAGTCGGTATCTCCCTCCACATAAGCGACTGCCTCACCCACCACCGTACATCCCAAGGTTCATTAGAAGGCATGACAGCATTACCGCCAAACACCTGCGACCATGGCTGTATGCCCCACATATTAGGCTCTATATACAGCATAGGGCCACCCTTCTCCCTGACACCGACCCACCTCGCCGACCACCATATCTCCACATCCACATCCTCGTAAGCATCACGCCCCGCAAGGGTGAACACGATACCGCTACTGTTGGCATATCGGGGATGACGGCTCGTATTCCTCTTAACCTCACGAGTCATTGTCTCCTCATGAAGCTCGTAAGCCTTCATCGTACACCGCTGTATCGCAATACCAGGCACTGTCTCCCTTGGATTCATAAGGACTTCGCCGGGTTTCGGTACAACGAGTTTGATCGGGTTCCATGTAAGGTGCATGTACTCCCACTCATGCTCCCTCAGTTCAAAGTCATCCTGCTTCTCCCCCTGCCCCTTAACAGGCTTTATAAGAGAATCAGTGTCCAGCAAAGTACCCAGTTGTGTAACATTGTATAACTGTACCTGCTTGCCGTTCTCCGTAGCAGGCATGTTCGGAGCACGTACCATCGCATCATAGTAAACCGCCTGTAAACCCTTCTCCAGACGCCCTGACGCCTCCTTATGGGATGACCCTGTACCCAGTGGCACCCTGTGGAAAGAAGGCTGAAAAGCCATGTGCGATGCCACCGCCTGCTCCACAAGAGCCACATCAAGCCCCGAATGAAAGTTCGGACGGTTCCTCTGCGACTCTGGTATGTTGTATCGAGTGTAAAAGTCAGCCCATATGTTCTCCGTCTGGTAATACACACCGTCAACAACCGCCATGTCCTCCATCGCCCCAGCCCACAACTCATCTAAATACCGGGCGTAGCTGTCAAAGTCCTCATCAGTAGGTTTGCTTGTCGGGTCTATCGGCATATACCCCTCCTAAAACTGTGCTATCGGTATACGGACATTGCTGAATGTCCGACTCCGTACACTCTCTGGCATAAAATCACTCAGTATGTAAGCCATACAGTCACAAAGATGGAAGGCGCTCTTATTATAAATCTCATCGGTCATTCTACCCTCTGCATCAGCCTTCCACAAGTACGTCATCAATTCCTCACGAAACCGCGGTAACGTATCGAATACAAATAACTGGTTCTTCTCAATAATACCCCGTACACGATCAATCCTCGCATTAACATTCAGTATCTTAGGCTCCTGTATAGGCCACCCCTGAGCCGTATACCCCTGCCGTATCTCATCCTCCTGATGACTACCACCAGCCCTCTTGAGTACCGTCACCCCCTCCGTAATCTCCTTAAATGCCTGTACATGCTGATACGTCGATAAACCACGACCGGGGAAATATTCCCTGTAACAGAAAAAATAACCCGTCGCAGGGTCTTGTGCAAAAAATAACGCCGCAGGATTAGCACTACCGAAATCATGTCCAACATACCTCGGCCATGCCGTAGGTATATCAAAGGGGTGTATGACACACTGCCGTTCATCAAATGCACCATATATCATTCGATTGGGTGATACGTCATCATCCTCCGCCTCTATCTCCCTCCGATATGACTCCCTAGACATGTCAGCCATCAAATCTCCCAATGCATCGATAGATATATGAGGATTATCCTTGCTCGTGAAATGAAAAACAGCCCATCTGCCGGAGGCATCCTCAGATGCTGATCTATACATCTTGGCGGCGTGTAGGGGGTCACGAGCTTTGCTTACGCCACCACTTTTTAACGATGGCGGAGTGTACACGAACACCGCATCACCGTCATTATCTAAAAGCATTGGAGCGCCTACCTCAGACCACGCAGACTCGTCACACAACTGCCATTCATCTAGTATCAACAGGTCAGCATAGTCACCACGAGCAGTATCAGCATTCCATATAGTTTTAGCCTTGATCCGATTCTCTGGATTGTCGCTGGCTTCTATCGTATGCTCCACCTCATTCTTCTTGTAGTCTGGAGTCTGAAGCAATCCCGCCAATGATGCTTTTATCTCTCTCCAGAATGTATCTATCTGCTCCGCTGTTGGTGCCCCGTAGAGTATCCGCTTACCTTTAAGGAATGCATCCACCGCCAGAATAGCCACGCCGACAGTCTTACCGCCACGCCTGCCAGCCCTGACAACCTTTCTCTTAGCTGGTGACTCGATAAATGACTTCTGATATTCGTGCGGAGTCTTGAGCTTGACCGCTTTGGATATCGCCTTGTTTCTATTGATAGCATCAACAAGGATTTTTTCTTGTGCCTCTAGATCATTTATATTGTTGGCCATTTGCGTAATATTGCACCTTCACCGTCAGGCGCCCCCTGCTTTTTTGTCTGATATTGCCCCTTCACTATTCTCCTGCTATCGATTGCGTGGCTAACCGGAACAACCGAAACAACCGAAACATCAGTTACTGATAACAGCATCTAACAAACATCACCCCGAATAACACCATCAACCAATGTCATCAATACCCTTTAAGGCCCTCCAGCGCCCCCAGTATCCAATTCTATAGAGTCTACCAATGGTATACCATTAACCGACTCATTCAATGCGGTCTGCTGTTTCTGTTCTCTGACTAGTGCGAGCATTTTCTCCAGCTCCTCAAGGCTTGCCGCTTTTAGCTCCAGAGATATGCTTTGTGATTGCATCTCTGCCTTATCCTTGAACATGTCCAGCTCTTTACCGATCAATTCATAGGATCGGTTAACAGCATTGGGATAGTAAGTGAATTCTCCTATCTCGTTGCCGCTTCTATCAGTCACAGGAATAGCTTGGGAAGCTTTCAAGGCGTTCTGGTGCAGTTGTTCAAGGACATACTCACGAGTCAAAGCTGTTCTCTTAACAACAGCATCAGCAACAGACTGTCTTAATGCTTCTATTCTTTGGGATATCTTTTGGTTTTCCGATATCAATAACGAGGCTTGATTATCTACATAATTCCGCTTAGTAAATTCAGAGACGTTATAGCTTTCTCTGTATGCTTCATATTGAGAATAATGATGCAATGCTATCAACTGACAAAAGTGCTCTTGTTTTGCTGTTAGTGATCCTGTAGTCATGTCCAGCATTGTTTATCATAACTGTATAGCCATGTCAATTGTGTAGATTTTAATGTGTTTGAAATCGAGCTTTTCATTTGGGTTTTGAATTTGGAAATTGTCATTTTCTCCACGCCTAGCTCGTGCCTGAAATAATGTCCGTGGAATTGATGTTCTCAGCGCGGTTTTAACTTTTTTATGCGGATTTATGCAAAATTCCCGAAAATTGATAGAAATTGCTAAAACTCGTGCCTAGTAGGGTATTGACACGCAAGTCTTTAGGCGTTATTGTAGTGACATCATCAAATTATGGAGTGTAAATTAGCAATAGTAAATGAAGTTAATCAATAATCACTAATGGGTAAGGGAAGCCTTGCCCACCAAGTAACAAAAATTAACTACCAAAAACAAACACACAGACATCACTGACTAAGCAAGCCAAGCGTGACAAAGTTTAAAGCAGCCGCACAGTGATACCAGATAAGCTCTGAACGAGCGGAGGGAAGTGGAGATTTCGCCCTCAACGGTAGCAGGAAATACTTAGCCTGCCTGACGATTCGGGATCATTACCCGATGAAACCAAAAGGGGTGCGATGATGGACAGACTAGAACGCGGAACACGGAATCTTGGAAAGTTGGCCAAGATAGCAGATGGCTACAGTGGGAAAGTTACCTTCTGGAATCCGACAAGTGACGATGTCAGTACCTTGACAATCTACAAGGCTGATGCTCGAGCTATTACACTTGTATATGACTACAAGTTAAACGCAGAACAACAGGAAGTATTTCGCAACAAGATCGCGACTGTTAGCGGTTACATTAAGATGCTCAATTTATCATGGGACAACGTGCATTATGGGAAAGTAGAGGCATAGCATGGACAGCGTAACAATTCAGGGAATCTGTAAAGTTTGCTCCGGCACAATATCAAGCCACATTAACCTCAACAAGAGGCTCGATCATAACTTTGAGGAGAGCAATTACCGCTATAACCCACAAGGGAAACTGGTGCAGATAACTAGAGAAAGAAGGGGGCCACAATGATACAAGATAGTTACCATTTCGCACTACTTAGAGACATACCACGAGGCGAATACTTCAAGCGTACAGCAACGGCCACCGCCGTTTATATCCGCGGCGAATATGTTCGCGGCAAGGATTACAGAGGATACACGCTCAACAAATACTCTTGTATGGATACTGAGGACATGAACAGGGAAATATTCCTCAAGGGTTCCGCCGTGGTGGTGGTGGGGTTCACATACTAAACAAGTCTCATAATTTAGGAGGATCGGAAATGACAACAGTAATAGCAGACGTAACCATATCATATGACAACGAAATCACAGTCGAATTAACGCATAAGCAATATAGAGCAGTGCGACCTTTGCTAAACCATCTGGAAAATGAGGTGAGCGAAACAAACAAAATCATCACAGAACAGCGGCATACGATAGCAGAACTGGAACGATACATA